TTAGAAAACATTATTTTAAATGCACAATATAGAATTTTTAGAGATGTCCCTATCGACGCTGATAGAAAACAACAATCAGGTAATTTAGTTCCAGGACAAGAAACTATTAACGCACCAGCAGGTGCAGTTTTTATTAGAGGTATACAAGTTTATGATTCAAGTTCAGTGCTTACAGGATCTAACACATGGTTAGAGAAAAAAGACGTAACATACTTACAAGAGTATCAACCGATTACAGGCACATCTGCAGCTCAAGGTAAACCAAAATACTACGCTATGTTTGGTGGTGCTACAGGAGAATCAGATACTACATCAGGACGTATATTTTTAGCCCCTACACCTAATACAAACTATAAATTTAGAGTGCATTATAACGTGGCCCCAGCTCTTTTAGAGGGTGACGGCACTAATTATATTAGTTTAAATTTTCCTAATGGCCTGCTATATTGCTGTTTGGCAGAGGTTTATGGCTTCTTGAAAGGCCCTGCAGATATGTTGACTTTGTACGAGCAAAAGTATAAACAAGAGGTACAGAAGTTTGCTAATGAGCAAGTTGGTAGACGTAGAAGAGACGACTACACAGACGGTGCTGTTAGAATACCAGTGAACTCAGCAAACCCATAGGAGATAAAAAATGGCAAATACATCAGCAATATGTTCAAGTTTCAAACAAGAACTTTTACAAGGTAAACACAGTTTTGAATCATCAGGTGGACACACTTTCAAAATTGCATTGTTTGATAGTGATGCAACTTTAGGAGCTTCAACTACAGACTATTCAACGTCTGAAGAAATTACGAATACTTCTGGAACTGCATACACAGCAGGCGGAGCTACTTTAACAAACGCAGGCGTTTCTTTATCTTCAACGACAGCCTTTACAGATTTTTCTGATGTAAC